ATCAACATATTCAGGCATTGGGGTTTTGACCATAGGATGGTCTGGCTGTAAAAGTTTATATATCATGCTTCAATTAATTTGCTAAAGTTATTCTGTTTCTCAAATTTCATAATACTTTGAAACTTGTCAAACAATATATCGCCTTTGTGAGAAATCACAAATATATTTTGACTCTCAAGTTGATTGAGAATCTTCAAAAAATCATCAGTTCCAGATGCATCAAGGCTGGAATCAAACACCTCATCCATAATGAGTAGATTGGTATTGGTTGAGTTTTTCAACCTTGCAACCTCTCTCCATGTGAACATCAGAGCCAAGTCTATTCTCATCTTTTCACCTTCTGAGAATGAAGCATACGAAAAGTCATCACGATAACGAGACTTGATTGTTTCTTCAAACTGTTCATTGAGGTGAAAGTTCACATAGAAATCCAGAACACCCAGATACTTTTGAATCGTCTGGTTCATCACAGGAAGATACTGTTTGATGATTTTTGATTTTATCCCTGTATCATGCAACAAATTTTTACAAATGTCAAGGTAAAAATTTTCCTCTTTCAGTTCCTTCGTTCTGAGATCTATCTCTTCTATATTCTCCTTCAAACCTTCTATCTGTTTTTTCTGTTCGTCAGTCTGTTCCTTATCTTTGGTTAATTGATCCAGATAATCTTGGCACTTAGTAGCCATTTTCTCTAATGCATTGATCTCAGCATTGTTCTGTTGCATTTCAGCTGCAAGACTATTCAGTTCTGAAAGATTGGTAGTCAATCGTTCCAGTTCCGTTTCCATCTCACCCATCGCATTTTGATACTTCTGAGATTGATCTAGTAACTCTGAGTTTCTGAGTTTCTTGAATGACTTCTTAATAGGCTGTTCACATACTGGACAGTCATCATTCTTTACAAAGAATTCTCTCTGTTTATCCACTTCAGACTTCTTGGTTCCTACTTGTGTCTTGAGTGTTTTCAGTTTACTGGTATCAGTTTCTACAGTTGTCTTGTGGACTAATGCAGCCTGAATCTCTTGATTTCTATCCTGTCTTTCCTGTTTAGATTCTAAATGGTTATCCCTCTCCTTGGTCAGATCTTCCATCTTTTTCTCTGCATCATCTTCAACCTTCTTCAGATGAGACTCCTCAACTTCCAAAGTGCTCCTGTATAAAGACTCCTCTAACTTCAGTTCATTGACTTCAGACTGAACCTCTTTGTATTTAAGCTTCAGTAGAGTGTTCATCAGAGAGAACACCTTGATATCAAGAATATCTTCTACCACCTCTCTACGATGAGTTGAAGATAACTTCATGAAAGGAATGAAACAGGAAGACCCTAGAATCACTACTTGAGTAAATGACTTGTAGTTCAACTTGAGTATCTGTTCTTCCAGAACTTTCTGGAAATCCCTTGAATGAGCCTCTTGATCCATAGGTTCACCATTCCGAATGATCTCAAAGATATTCGGCTTGATTCCTCTACGAACCAAAAACTCATTGGTTCCTATCTGGAAATCCACCTCAACTTCTGCACCACCAGAATTGATAGAATTTACCAGTTGGTTTTTCTTAATTGGTCTGTATGGTTTTCCAAATAGAACAAAACACAATGCATCAAGGACAGTGGACTTACCAGCTCCATTCTCTCCTATGATGAGTGTGGTTCTAGATCTATCAAGAATGACCTCTGTAAATTGGTTCCCTGTTGAAAGAAAATTCTTCCAACGAACCTTTTTAAAGTGTATCATGCTTCTAAATCGGCTGCTTCAATGTATAATGATTTTAATTTGGTCTTGATTCGTTCCTTGTCGAGAGTTGTCTCTATCTCTTCAACATACCGATCAAGAAGTGAAAGTGTATCCTGAGCTCCATCCACAATGTCATCATGAACAAAATCGGAGCTCAGGTCTGAAAAATCTTCAACTATCTTTAAATCATGTAAGGAAATCTCCTTATACAGTCGATCCAAAAATTTGTCGTATGCATAATAATCATTTCGATTCTCCACGAACACCTTAACATATTTCTTATCAAATTTTGTTATGTCAAATTCTACATAGTCATGCTTAGTGTCATCATAATATATCTTCTCAAACATGGTATACTCGTTTGGAATGAACTCTAATTCCCTAGTTTCCAAATCGAAAGTGTGAAACCCTTTTGGATCTCCACAATCTGCCCATGTCATTTCGTAAGGACACCCCAGATAATAAATCTGGCCATCATTGGATCTCTTATGGTAGTGTCCACTCAGAACCAGTTCAAAGTTCTTGAACAATTCCTTCTCAAATCCATGATCTGAAACCACCCCAGAGTGCATTTCAAATCCTCTGACTTCCAGATGACCCATACCAACTTGAGCTCCTGACTTGAGAACCTTGGTAGTCTCTGCATAGTTCTCGGCAGTGATCCAAGGAATGATTGCAATATCCTGTTTCTCAATAGAGATCACTTGAGGTTTATCATACACATACCAACAAGCCTCACTTCCAGGCATGGGTAACTCATTATAACAATTTACTGCAAGTGTGTTCTTATAGTAAATGTCATGGTTTCCCACTATAAAATAACAAGGCAACCATGTTCCCATAAGACCACCTATGAACTTCTCACGAAAATCCATGGCCGTCTTATAGTTGATAAACTTCCTGCGATCTAGACAATCTCCCAGATGCATGACACCACAAATATCTTCAGAATTTTCCACTATGTATGGAAAGAACTGATTTTGATAGAAGTCAAAGAAATAGTCACTAAAAACCTGACTATCGTTCCGAGCCCCGAAATGAGTATCAGTAATGATTACGAGTTTCTTCATTTTTTAACTAACGCATCAATGAAGTCCTCTAACCAAATTTTACCAGCTCCTGCTTCAGATTCTTCGATTGAGGCTTCAATCTCATGCAGTTCTGTAGCTGGAATATTTGCAGTGAAATCTGAAATCATTTTCTCGACCTCATCTACATACTTTTCAAATTTTGTCATAATTCCTCTTCTATGAAATTTTCAATCCCTTTTTTACGCCGTTTCTTTTTGGGCATACTTTCTTTTGGAAGATTATCCCTCAAGAAATCAATGTAAGTGTTATCGTATACATCGTCATCATAATCATGGACATCATGAGTCTTCAATGTATCGTTATCTATAATTTTCTGCTTAATTGCAGTTTGTTTCTTTTCTTTAGTAATTCGTCTAAGAAATGCATAATAAATTATTTGAGTAAAATACGCAAATGGATTTTGTGATTTCTCAGGGTTGAAATTCTTAGCATATTGAATACAATTTTCTATACCATCTCCAATCATCTCCTCTCGATAAGTGTAATTAATAAAATTTGGTCTATACGATAAATGAGTTGCTATCTTGTAAAAACATTCTCCTATGTACTCAGGTATAGGAGGAATCTGTTCTCCTTCAGATTCAGCTTCATTTACTTCATCCTTCCAATCTAACATTGCTGCTAGAAATTCTTTATTATCCACATAATGTGGTTTTTTAGGTTTTTCACTATTACTCATATTATACTCCTTTTTTTGAAAATGTCAAGTCGTTTATTTTTGTCTTGACTATTGAGAAAAAACCATGTATACTTTGTATGTTCAGGTTCAAGTTACATCTCTACCTTATGGATTTCATAGTCGAACTCCTCTTGGTTGTAGATGCTGATCCTCTCTGCAAAGTGTTTAATGGTGTGATTCCGACCATCGAAATCATCAGCTATATCATACAATTTTGCATTCACCTTACTGTCATGCAACCTTAATCCCCTACCTATTGATTGTAGATTTCTGATGCGAGACTTATAAGGACTAGCGAAAATAATGTTATGAAGATTCCTAATATTGATGCCAGTACTAAATACACCAAAGCTGGCGACAATAATCCTTCCATTTGTTTGTTCTGTAAGTTTTCTGATTCCTTCTCTTGTTTCGGTATCTGTGGCTCCGTAAACCAAGTGAACATCATTTGTTTTCTCCTTTATTAGCTTATATAATAACTCTCCATGTTTTATTAACGAAAAAAGGACGAGCGTGTTACCTTTCTGATCTACGCTTAAATTACGAATCAAATTATTTCTCTTTGGATGCTGGGTTATATACTTAATTTCATCTTGATATTTCCTTATTATACACTCTTCTTTTGAATAAGTCAAGACAATTCCTGTCACTTTTATATCAGAAAGTTGTTTCTTATCAATGAGTTGACGAGTTGTAGTAACCTGTTTTACAGGCCCAAACAACCCCTCAAGTACTAACCTATGACTCTGTGTATCGTTTAGAGTCCCTGTTAAACCATATTTAAACTCCGTACTTATTGTTTTAGACATGATCTTCTTGAGAGAATCAGCCTTAAATGTATGGGCCTCATCCCCAAAGATCACTCTGAATTTTTTAAAATAACTCTGAGGTTCTTTATATAATGACTGCCATGTTGATATGTAAACTATTTTCCCCTCAGCTTGTTTCTCTCTACCTGAGTATATTCTATGACAATAATAATCTGAGTTCCATCCATACTCTTTAAAATCAGAGAACATCTGTTCCACTAGTGAGGTAGTAGGAACCAATAATAACATACAGTCTTTGCCTGGGTCATGCAAAAATTTCTGATAATATCGAATCAGTATATAAATTATAAGGGATTTGCCCGATGCAGTAGGACTAACAAGGAGGCTGCGGCCAGTTCTGATACTATGATGAACTGCATCCATTTGGTAATCCCTAATTTCATACGGAATCCCCAATCTTGAAATAAACGACTCAACATTTTCTTTGTGAATTGAAAGGGGCGACCAATTTCCCCCTGTTAATGAATATGATCTTTTTTCTGCAAATTCTCTGATATAGTTATATAACCCACTGTAAATTTGGTTAGTCCTAGTATCAAATAGTCTTATCTTACCATCCCAAAACCTGTTCTTGTATGCAGGCATAAACTTAGCTTCTGGGATATCAAAACTGAAAAATTCATTCAGTTCCCTCGCAATACTTCTTTCACACTCCACTTGAAGATAGACTTCATTCTTCTTATGTAATGTGATATCAGATTCCAGCCTCAAACTTTCTCCACTCTATCGCATTTTTGATCTGAAAGGATCGGTTTGAAATGGACTTAACAACTTCTTGAAGATATTCTACTACAGTCTCATAGTATTCAACCTTTCCCTTGAGTTCTCTGACTTCTTCATCAGCCTCAATAAAGGTTCGTTCTTCGTCTTTGGTTTTTAATTTTAATGGAAAATCTCCCTTCTCCTTATAGACTTCTTCTGGAGCCTTACCTGTATAGTAGATCCATTTGTTCCTTTTGAGAACTGCAAAATCACCTTGAGTTTTTTTGAGAAGTAGAGAATGCTCCGTAAGAAGCTGTAGATATTTTGAATGGAGTGAAGGGATTCGTAGGGACTCAATATCTAACTCCATATCGTTGATCTTGAGATCCTTTTTTACTTTATCTTGTATTTCAGTTAGTGTCATAATGTAGTTTCAAGTTGAGTCGCTCAAGGCACCCAAGTATGTTGTCGCACATGAATCGAGTGGACTGATTTATTGGAAAATCTGTCTGAGCGACTCATTACTATTTATGTTGCATTTTTAAACTCATAATACAAATATCTGAAAGATGCATCAACTCTAATATATTCCACATCAGAAGTATCAGTTGTTAGATCAATACCACTCAAACTAGTAGGAAATATATCCCTAAAATGGACTTCAACTTTTGCAATATTTTTAGAGTTATAAAAAGTCATCGTTGCATCAGAATATGCAGCTCCTTCAGATAAAGTTACATTTTGTCCTGCTTGATTAGAATAAGTCATTCTAGAAGCCCCTGGCAGAACTGTATTTACTTTACTCTCAGATAAGACATCAGAAAATTGAGAATGTTGTTTTGGAAATCCAAGACCAACCAACCATTCCCACATTTCTCTATAATTCTTTAATTCTTCATCTGCAAGAAACTGTATATTCAAAGTGTCAAATGTAAGTTTATCCCCAGAAATGGGTATATCAGACATAGGTGTAGGAAACTGAGCTTCTCCCAGAGTAATGCCTGGTATATTTGCATTGGTGCAAAACCAAGTGGTTAAGGGGAGTCGATCAAAGTTAATTCTCCATTGATTTGGAGAAGCATAATCGTATGTTGTGGGTTGACTTGCATCGGCCATAATTACCTCTACAAGTATTTAGGTGGGTTTGAAAGGGGGGCCTCTTTTACCCCCCTCCCAAATATGTGATTACATAATGTTTGTAACCTTGGCACGCCTGTAGTAACAGTTGTCACCTACACCAAAAGGTGTGGAGTCTGTTCTGATAGCTCCAGTTGAACCGACTTTTGCGAATGGATTTTCTGCCATTCCGTAACGTGTCTTGAACGCAATCCTTGGTTGGAAAGTGTCTTCAGAGACGGCACGAACCATTTGCAATGGAACGTATGGGCAGTAAAACAACCCAGCGTCATAAGCAGATGCACCACGATATCCGGCAACATACCAATCACTGGCACCATCGACAGCCGATGCATAAGGATCAACATAGACTTTAATTCGTCCGTTGATTGTACCGGCAAATGTGCTTCCTGTTGGATCAACATTCAAGTTAGTTGACATTGCAGGTGCATAGTCAAGTACTCCAGCCATTGACAGAGCAGATGCTGTGTCAGCGGAACACATCAGAATGTTTCCTTTTCCTCGGCGAGTTCTGATTCCGATTGCATTACAATCTTTCTCGATTTGGAAAAGTAATCCTTTGAATTTTTCAACTGACCATCGACCATTAGAGTCAAGATCAAGATTGAAAACTCCACCTGAGGCTGTACCTTGAGCACCAGTTTCGGCAGTCAAATAAATGGTACGGATAACTTCACGATTGATCTCCTGAAGAATCTCTTGACTCAGAATGTTGGACAACTCGGACTCAGCATCCAGACCATGAATAGCTTTCAGGTCTTGTGCGAGTTCCATTGTGTAACCGGCACGCAAAGCTCGTGAGTTAGCAGTTACAGTTGCTTTCTCAATAGTAAATCCCATATCTTGGAAAGCAGTTCCACCCGATGCACCATAGGCTTCTACATTTGCTGTAGTATCACCTGGCTTTACGTTGTAGTCACCAGGAGTGTCTACACCATAAATGTCTGGTGTACCGGCTGCATTTGTAACAGGGGCATTTCCACCATTCAGGGCGCCTGGGTTTGTTCCGGCTTGGTCAGCGGAATATGTGGAGTTTGATCCAGAAGTATTAGCTTCGTCATGAAGTACTTCGGTATCTCCTGTAGTTCCACCACCGATTCTCGCTTTCATAGCGAAAATAAGTCCTGTAGGTCCACTCATAGGTTGGACACCGCACACATCGTATGCAATGAGACTTGGCATTGCACGGCGGACTAATGAAATAAGAACTGGGTCCCAATTGGAGATAGCTGACCCTGTAGACATATCAGCTTCTTGCAACATTTGGCGAGACTCTTTCAGTTCTCTTTCTTGGTTTTCCAAGACAACAGCGGTAACTGCACGCTTATAAGCATCGTTGATCTCTGGGAGATCGGGATGATTCAAAACTGGTTGCCACTTCTCTTGGAGTTGTTCTGAATTATACATAAATTCTCCTTAAAAAGTATTCAGATTATTTTTTTGACCGCTTAACATCTTTTCCAATTGCACTCATATATTGTGCCATTGTACCAGATGTTTCTACGGGCGTTTCGGATTGTCCTTCTTCAGTAAGAACATTTTCAGTTTTTACTTCAGAGGTTCCAAAATAGCTTTCTCTGATTGTTTGAAGTTTACCTTTGTAGGTTTCTTCATCAGAAAATTCTACATCCTCAACCAGACTTTGGAACTTCTCAGTTTCAGTATCAGTCATCCCATC